TCCACATGTTGCGAGAGAGAAGACAACATGTCCCAGCTCACCCACACCCTCTTCTCTTTTTTAGGTCGAACCCGTCCAAAAACAGATTCATTATGTCTGATGTTGACCCATATCCATAGAGCCCGCCTCGAAAGACGAAGCATTCTCCGGACTTTGGCTATCCCTTTGAAATGGTTGATCCCATAGGGGCTACAACCCTCACGGATTGCAGCGAATACGGCGTCATCATCGACACTCTTTGGGTCATAAGGTTCGTTCCACGCGCGGTGAAGTAGTGCCGCCTGAAAACGGTCCTCACCTTCTCTAGCCATATCCAAGGATACCCTAGATCGATTTACCTGGACGAACCCTTCGGGAACCCCACCGTCCACTACCACGGGGAGTGGTCGCTCGCTTACTTGTTCAAGATAAAAGAGCTCCCTATGCCACATTCCCACGGAATGAAGCATATCCCTATCCACACTCAACCCCAATCCCCTGGTTATGGAACGCCTCGAAGCATGGACAAATCGTTCATTTTGCCGGAGGAAGAAGCGACGAACACATCGCCTTCTCTCACCTCCCAACGAGGATCCCGCAGAGTAAAAACGATCACTCAACGAGATAATAGACTCCGCCGCAGACCGGTCAGAAAAGATCGCCCTAGGACGAACAAACCCGACATCTCTCGCACCTTTTCGAGAGGTACCCTCGAAAAGGGCCGAATTCAGGGTGAAAAACCGAGGGTCTCTCATCGTTTTCCCTGTAGACAGCTTGAGTCCTCCCTTCGCTACACCACGCTCCCAACGAGCTACCTCGTCAGGCGTCGCACGAAAAACGATATCGTCGCCATTTATGCGAACCGGCACACGCCGGCGAACACAATACCGAAACGTGATGTAGTTTATAAGGCATAACAAAGGAAAAGAAGTTAAGTTTCCCATCAACTGCCCCCTACGCTGAACGTAGGTCTCGGACTCATGTACCAAAACAGGATCGATATACAAGCTTCGAGCATGATCCTTAACACCCTCGGGGACCAAGAGTGAAGAATCGAGCAGCTCATCGAGTATTGCTGATTGAAGGTGCAAGTTCAGATTATCAGTGGCGCTTTCGTAATCGCCGGAAACAAAGAGTTCCCCCTCCACCCTCGAGAAATCTCTAAATTTACTTGCCTTCTCTTTACCCCTCAGCAACCACTCGAATTGGGAAAGATGGGAATACATAGCCTTATGCAAAGGACGCAGAGCATTATCCACACGAGGTGGTATGGAAATGGTACGCCATTTGCCTCCCGTCTCAACTATGCAAACCCTAGAAGCCCCACGAGTTAATGATTTCGAAGAGGTCAATACATACGAACAAAACTCAGATCGTAGCATGCGCTCTTGTACTCTCATACCTCTTCCTCCTCCAGCCTTTCTACCCGCCTCGAAACACGAGGACGTAGAGAGACTGCTTGTGCAAGCAAACCGAACATAAGACCTATCCCAACCAGATCGAAAAATCTTTCTGGTAAGAACCCTGGCGAAGTCAAGGAACTTAGGGTCTGGTAGCGGCTGAGCTTCCGCCATCTTAAGACAGTAAGCCTGCACCTGAGGCTTCTCCTGTGGAATAACCTTCCGAAACAAAAAGAG